TACTTAAGCATTAAAAGTTTTCCCAACATCAGCACCTTCTAATGGAAGCTGTGTTTTTCGTACATACATAGACGGATAATATAATTTATCTTTGGGGGCCTTGTCAACACGTCCTGTACCTTCTTTATACCCTAACAAAATTTTACGTTTAAACAATTTGGTAGCCATTTTCAACTCCTTAATTGACCCGTTGCTCCAGGCTGTATTTTATATTTATGTTTCCAAAACCTATAAATCTTAGCATCCATATATTCTGATGGAGTAGCTATCTTTTTTCCACCATGTTTTTTAACTGCTTTTTTATACGCTGGATAACCGTGTCTATTAGCTAAAACTCTATCAATAGATGTAGATTTTCTCGGGCGATATTTTCTTGTTTTTTTATAATCCTGGTCATATTTGCTCATGTTTTCCTCTTCAATCCCTTTGTTGCAGCAAATTTATGTAATTCCTTTTTACGCATTTTCAAAACAGCACGATTACGTTTATAAAGTTTCTTTGGATGGTGTTTTGCAATGGCCATCATTTCTCTCTGCTTCTGTGATACCGCTGGCATTATTTAATTCCCTTTAATTCTATTCCTTCCACATATACACTTAATACCGCCTTACAAACATTTACAGGAATACAGAAAGCTATACCATCTGCTCCCATTATTCCTCCAACTAATACGCCAACAACTTCTCCATCCATATTAAAAAGTGGGCCGCCGCTGTTCCCAGGATTAGAAGCAGCATCAGACTGTAATATTAATTTTTCACCAAAAAAAGGAACTTCTCTTTCCAACCCACTTATAATACCTAAAGTAACACTATTATACAATCCATAAGGACTCCCTACCAAAAAAACACCCTGTCCTTGTCTGAGTTTTTCAGAATCTCCTAAACGAGAATAAGATAAATCATTAGCATCAATTAATACAATTCCTATATCAGTTACATCAGATTTATAAAAATCTATAGCCTCATATTCTTTATCCCCAATAGTAACTTTAATATCTATAGCATTTTCAACTATGTGTCCGGCTGTTAACAAAAGTCCGTCAGAAGAAATAACAACCCCACTGCCACTCCACTCTCCATAATCATCATTGCCCTCAATATGTACAACCGATGGAGATACTTGTTTCACCAAGAGGGGTAAATCATAGTCCTCAATAGAGTTTAACTTAACACCCAAATATGGTATGGTTAAAAATGTAAAAACAAACAATCCAACCAATGCTAATTTTATATTTTTCATATTTATTTCTCGGAACTTGACTTCTGGTACGCACGCGATTGTTGCTGACGCAAATTTGCATCTCTTGAAGCACTTCCTTGAAGCCCTGTTTGTCCATCGGAAACACCCGATGCCTTTATTTTACCTTGTTGTGGAGTGTATGGATTCATCTGAACATCAACAGGTACAGCAGATTTCCACCATTCATCAATACCGGACAACTGTAAATTCTTAGCCAATTCTCTTGTAGCCATATTAATATCAAGCTGTGAACCTTGTTGAGCAGCCATTTGAGAAACTGGCAATATCCATTGACTTATGAATGATAACATTTTCTGATATGTTACATTGGGATTAAATCTCTGCATAGAATAAGGTTCAATATCAAAATTAAAATCGTAAAAATCTCCTTCTTTGTCTGCTTGGTCAAATACAACCTCTATGTTTGCTACACCAGGAACTCTTTTAATTTCAGGTATATTAATCAATGGGTCAGTCCACAAAAACCAAGCTCTTTTTTTAAATATCTTTTTGGCAAAATTATAAACCTGATTTACCATATCATCAAGGATTCTTGAAGCATTGGATTGAAGCATTTGTTCCTGGCCCAGCGTACCGGCCTGAACATTTCTACCACCAAGTGTATATAAATTACCACCCTGAATAGAATATTGATTTTCGATATAATCTACCCATTGATAAGATGTCGGATTAATTCCACCATATTCTATCTCTTGCATAGCATTAATATCATCTACACGAACAGTACCTCTATCTGGAGTAGAAGCAACTCTCTCAGCATCCTCGGCAGCAGAACTGGAATAAGCAAGAACCTTTTTGGCATTTTCCGCCTGAGTACGCATTTTATTAATAACAACATTTATAGCAGAATCCATATCAAGCCATCCCCATACTGGAGGAATTGGCATTACTGTTTGAGGGAAAAATTTATATCCAAGAAAATCAAATGGGCCTCTTTCCGGCCCTTCCCATTCTACAGTTCTAAGAATCTTACTATATCCCCTTCTTAAAGTTATAATAATATCCTCATCTGGAAGCCAAATATCATAAAATTCGGAATACTCACGAAGAGTATGGTATTCAGAAGCAAGGATATTTTTACTTATGCCCTGTGGTAATTTATCCCCGTATAATTTATAATCTGCTGAAATTTTATCAGCGTGTTTATTACCAAAAAATTCTTTAGCATATTCAGTTGGCAACCTATACCTATGGCCCTCAATCTCCATTGACTCTCTATTAGTTGCAGATGGGTCTCCTATATAATCAGAATCATCAATCACATCAGAATAAACCTGACCAATGTCGTGAAGATAACCCATATACTCAGATTGAGCAGAGTGCATAATACCAGTCTTTACAATTCCGGCCCCAAACATTGAATTAAGAATAGCAGGTCTTAGGGTATTGATAGAAAAATCTGTTTCTTGTATGTGATGGTTGAGAGCCAATTCAGTTGTGTAAGCCCAGGGTTTAAGTTGGGGTATCTTAGTTTTAACCATTACTTTTGGATTACTCATCGCAAGATAAGGAACGACAATACCAATACCCCTATCTATAAGATTCATAGTATGTGGAATACCATCTTTTTCATCATAATAGTTAGACGCCCAGGTTTTAAGCATCCTTGCTCTATGTACCAGCAATGGACTCATCAACTTATTCCATACTTCAATAGCACGAAGAATTCTTTTTGGGAAATTAAATCTTACGTCTGGCATTTTTATATTCCAACTTCCAAATCTTTTTTATACATCCTTGTGGTATCATTGTACAATCTCTTGTAGCCTCTTCATATTTTCCTATTGAATGACCAACCCAAACAAAATCTTTATCCTGTTTACTAAAATATCCAATAGTATAACAATCAGTTCTCTTAAATCGTCTTGTAGCACCTTCAAAATCTAACCAACGTGAATCACTAACCGTATCAAGCCAATGAATCTCAATTTTGTCATTCAACTTTAATTTCAATATAGAAACCTCTCATTCATTTTATCTATATTTTTCTGCACCTTTCTTTTTTGTATTCTATAAAACATGCTGTTCTTGGCAGTTGCCTTTACTTCTTTAAGAGTTGCCTTTGGTTGTTCAGTAAGAGCAAGTATAATTAATCCCAAAGGAATAATTCTATCACCGTGTGCCGCTTTTGCACCAGCACTATCATCAATACTTTTACCTGGAATTATACTACCATTCTCAGCAGTAATATATCCTTCCAACTCTTTTAAGCTATCTTCACTACGCACAGTAATAGCTCTATGTCTCGGCTTTGTTCTCAATCCTTCAGCCATAGCAATATCTAATTCTAAAAGCAAATCAAATTTTTGTTGACGACCACTCCACCAACCACGTCTATTCTTTTGCTTTCTAATTTTACCACGTTCATCTTTTGTAGTATAAACAAAATTATAACCGTGCCAAACAATCCGTCTCTCAAAACTCCCACCAGGCCCATTAGCTTCCCAAATCAAATAGGCCTTTTTTGCAGCACCACCAACCCACTTACAAATTGCTATAACTTGTTCTGCAAAACTTTCAGGTGGAGTATTTGGACAAGCCCACTCTCCTACTTGTTCATAAGTATTAACATCATAAATCTGAGCAACAGAGTTAGAAGCACCGGTTCCAGCAGAAATATCACAAGCTACTATATAATTGTGTTTCTGGTCTGGACGACCCTTAATTAGTTTACCCCACCATTGTAATCTTTTTTTACCGGCATTTTCCTTAAATTCAAAATTAATAATTTTACCGTTCTTATTAAGTTTATATAAAACCTCACCAACACAATTAGCAGGTTTCATAGTTTCTATACGAATTTTACGAAGAGTACCGGCGTCAAAGAACATATCACCAGAACCCATCGGAGAACGGTCAACATTCTGAGCCATATCTCTTCGAGTGAGGCGTCTCGCTTCCTCTGCATCATACCATTTTGAACGAAAACCTGCTTCGTTTCTTATACCACCATCCGCTATAAAAGTAACATCTGGTTGCAACCCCTTAGAAATAAGGTCGATTTCTAACTCACTAAGTCTAAAAGACTGCATAGATTCAAGGTGGTCGAAACAACCTGGATAATTCTTTTGATAATATTTTATATCCTTTATCTCAATTACATTCAAATCAGGAGAACGGTATAGGCCTTGATTCTTGACGGGATTACGTTCCCAAGGCAGAGTCATCACCTTTATCTTGCCACTGGTTAGAAGTTTATTATATGGATGAGAAATACCATAAAAATGTGTAGAATTATAAATCACACACTTAGTTACATCAGATAAATTTTCAGTCAATGCCTGAGCAATACGATAATCACATCGTCCATGTTCATCAACTAAAACTGAAGTCCTTCTATCCCCAGCACCAAAATTCTCATTAGTAGATTCACCATCTATTACTGCACCATTTAATTCATTCTCAACGTGCATATAAGTTTTATAAAGAGGTGGCCTAATCCAGTTAGGAAGATTAATAATTCCATAAAGAACTTTATGAAAAAGACATTTATGGTCGCCGGATATTCTTCCTTCTTTAACCTCTACTCCCTTATCTACATACTCAGCCTTACGAGAACCAACCAGAAATTGTGATTCAGGGTCAAGTAACCAATAAAGCACATACATTTTACAAATTAATTCCGTTGCTCCTTCATCCCGACTTTTATCAATTATCATATCATATTGATTATCGATAGCATCTTTTATTCCATTAACAATCTCAATCTGAGCCTCACGCAGAATAAAAGGAAGATTTCTATGGCCCTGTTTATTTCGGGGGTCGAAAGTCCAAGCCATCGCATCAAAAAATATTTGAGGTCGTTCTTTGCAAAGTTGTAGAAATACTTTTTGAAGTCCTTCATCCTTTGCCAACAAATTATGTAGTTTCATCCTGAACTGAATATTCTCAGGCACAGTCCGAGGAATGTTGGCAATAAATGCAGCCGGATTAGAAGTTATTCTGGACATATTTCCTTAGATTCTACTTTCTTAACCTCACTTAGTAAGGCCCCTGCTAATCGTTTTATATCTTCAGATTCTACTTTACCGGTTAAATCGATACTCGCACGCCTTTCAGTTACTTCGACCTTTTTTGCACTCTGATATTGTCCCCTCGCCAAGTTAGTTAGAAAAAAGATAATTAAGGATGGATTAGGTGATTGATGTTTCTTATGAACTTTTCTTTCAATTAATTTATCTTCCAATCCCTCATCAGTTTCTATTGGTCTCCAGGTCTCATCAATATCTTCATAATCATAACCAACAGCACTTCTGATTCCTTTAGCAACTAACTGTTGGATAGCCATATCTTTAGCATTTAAACATGCCTTAGCAAACTGAGGATACTTTTGTTTCCAGGTTTCAATGGATGCTTTAGAAACACCAAGAACATAACCAATATCACTTGCAGAACAACCAGCAGCAATCAATTTTTCAGATATTTTAACAAAATCAAAATTAAACTTAGCATCGCTGCGTAGTTTCATCTTCTTTGGTTCATCACCAAAATTCTTATAAGCAGGCTTTTCAGCCTCTTCCATTGAAATTGCCATTCGTGGAATTTTCTTTTTCCCCATTATTCTCCGTATGTCATCAGGATACGTTTAGCTTCTTCTTTGATTTCAGAATTTATGGGGGTATTTAATTCCCCCAAAAGCAAAGATGCAGCAACAGAAGCAAAATCTTTTGAAACAACAATGCCTTCTAATTCCATATCGTGGATTAAAGTATTAATTGCTTCGATTGTTTTGATTCTGTTTTTCATTATTTTGATTTTTTTCAAAATCACTTTGAGATTTCAAGAAATCACTTTAAGATTTCAAGAAGTATATTTGAGATTTCAAGAAATCATTCTAACCACTCCTTGTCATACAGTTTATTTCAAAAAGTCATAGGTGGCACTATTATAGACATCTACGAATTTGCCAATTTTAAGTCCTTGCTATTACTATACTTACAAACGCTCCAAACCATAAACTGTATTACGCTCATCAATTTAAAAAAAGACGAAAGGAATCCATTCCTTAACGTCCATATATAAAACACCGAGGTCATCGGTGATATGAACATAGCCCAGGTTTACCCGACATCAATCTCAGTGTCTCGGCAGGACACAAGGCTATTTATTCCGCAGTCCTCATCTGCCAATTCTCTTCCAACTTGATTCATACATTTTTTGCAGAAAGCATAACGTAATGGACTTTCTCTTCGCAGGTAAAAATCCGTTAATGGTTTTGCCCTATGACACCTTCTACAAATTTTGGAACCTAATAAATACATAATTATTTACTTTGTCTTATAGCTCGTAAGTCTTACGACTTAACTCGCTATCGTTCGCTATGCTCACTCCTGTAGGAATTACTATTATCTGTAAAAAGAAAAGAAACCGCCAAAAGAAAAGAAAAAGTTAAAAAAAACAATCCCCTCGAAAAGCAAAGCGATTTTGTACATTTGAAAAGTCCAAAAAAAATTATTTTAGTGTAAGTCTTTGTCTCATAAGGAATTAAAAAAATTTTAAAAAATTTAGAAAAATTTTATTCTGGACATTTCGCCCTTAAAACTTCTTCGTTTTTGGCTCAAAAATGCAGATTTCGGGTTTAGTCCCATAACTAACATTTAAGATGTTCTTACCAAGATTCCTAAGAACTACCCACACTTTCGGACTAAAAATCACATTATTACTAATTGTTATCTGTCTTACAGACACCATAATTCCTATAACCTCTATAATATATACGAATTTTTTTACAAAATGTTCTAAAAATTAAAAAAATAACTTGACTTTGCTCAAAAATGTAGTATACTTTATATAGAAAGGACGGTAAGATGAGATGCACTGAAAGACAGTTATTGGCTTATTTATTGATTCATCCAGATTTTTCTGGATTAACAATATCAGAGGCAGCTAAATTGATGAGTATAGGTAAGAGGGCTGTTTATAAATTATTACAAAGATTTCAGAAAAACTGTCCTCAAGCATTTCAGTTAATATATACTAATCCACCAACTTATTCCTGGGGAAGGATAGATTATATTGAAGAACGGTATAAAATAAGGGAGAAGTTTTGAATACAAAAGATACGGCTCGATGGTTACAGTGGCATCCACGAAATCTTAAACAGGTTTGGGGTGTAAAGAAAATAGGCAGGAATGACCTCTGTTTTTGTGGGTCTGGAAAAAAGTTTAAGCATTGCCATTGGAATGAATTACAAAAATGATTAAATCTTATCTTACATCTTTAGAGGATGTTCAAGGATGGTTTGAGAGAGTTCCACATGAGAAACTCTCTTTCGATACAGAAACTACAGACTTGAACTATTTCAAATTAGACTGCGTAGGAATGAGTTTTTGTAACGGAACTGATGCTTGTTATCTTGATTTAACTCTCTACTCAGATAAAGATACTATAGATTTCTTAAAATCTCAATTTGAAACAGAGATTAAAAAACTTGTTTTACATAACGCTTGTTTCGATTTGAAGGTTCTCTGGAAATTGGGAATAAGAAATGTAACTGAAAATATTTTCTGCACAATGACCGCTGCTCAATTACTTGATGAGAATAAGTCCTGTGCCTTAAAGAAGTTAGCTCAACGTATTCTTAATATTCCTGATGTAAAAACATTTAAACAAGCATCAAATAGAGGAACAAATACAAAAGAATTTTATGATTATGGAATGAACGATGCTATATGGACTTGGCAATTACACAAAATTCAAAATAAACAACTGTATGAGCAGAACTTAAATAAATTGTTTTTTGATATAGAAATGCCATTCCAGTTTGTTTTGAGAGATTTAGCGATTGATGGCATTTTAATTGATGGAGCAGTTATTGATGATTTAACTATCAAACTTATAGAGGATATTCGTAAATTTCAGACTGATATGTTGGATTCTATTGGGAAAAAGTGGATTGTTATAGAGGATTTGTTTGGTGATTTTCATTATAATTCACCAATTAATTTTAATAGTTCTCAACAATTAGTGGACATTATTACAAATAAATTAGGTTTAGAAATTACTGAGCTTACCGATAAGGGAAATCCAAGTACGGGGGCCGAATCTATTCAAAAATTAAGAGGACAACATCCTTTTATTGACTTGCTTGAAAAATATAGGATTGCAAACAAGATGTATAGTAGTTTTGTTGAGCCTTTGCCAAGACACATAGATGGGGATGAAAGGGTAAGGACTTCTTTTGGAAGAACAACTACAGGCAGATTACGCTCGTCTGACCCAAATCTTCAACAACTTCCAAATGTTAATCCTCTTTATCCCATAGATTTTAGGAAATGTGTTATAGCACCGGAAGGAAAGACTCTTATCGTGGCAGATTATTCAGGTCAGGAACTTAGAGTTTTAGCTGAGGTTTCCCACGATAAGAATATGATTAATGCTTTTCTCAAAGGCAAAGACCTGCATTTAGCAACGGCCAACAAGGTTTTTAAGTTGGGCATACCGGAAGAATGTCTTTATACCTCTCATCCAGATTATCTTGAATACCGAAAGAAATATAAAGATAAACGTCATATTGGCAAGAACGGAATTAATTTTCCCATAGTTTATGGGACTACACCTTATGGCAGAGCAAAAGACCTTAATATATCTGAAGAATTGGCAGAAGAATACATCGATGGATTTTTTGAATTGTATCCAGATATTAAGAAAGCTATTGAAAGATGTGGAGAAACCCTAAAATTCCAACATTACGTTACTACTTTAGCTGGTAGACGCAGAAGATTTCCTGGACAACTTGTATCGAAGAATTTCCGTCAAGCATTTAATTTTCTGATTCAGGGATATTCGGCAGATATGGTTGTTTCTGCTGCTGTAAGGATTAGAAGATTGGTTATTAAAAATCCAATTTGGCATCTGAAAATGGTGCTTACAGTACACGATGAGCTTGTTATGGAAGTAGATAAAGATTGGGCTGAGGTTGCTGCCAAGTCTGTAAAATACGAAATGGAACACGCAGTTAAATTATCAATGCCATTGATTGCGGACATTGGGATTGGAATAAATTACAGTGGGGCGAAGTAATGCTGATTTTAGTACAAATAATTGTGATTATTTTGAGCTTAACGGCAAGAATATTGGTAGTTTGTAAAATTAAAAAGTTAAGGAGATTGGGCTGTATGATAGGATTGTTTGATGAGGGAGCATGGGTTTGGTTATTCTTGCTTTATGGACAGCATGTTCTTATAGTATTGTCAGTTTTGTACATGTTTTGTTGGATATGGGGGGCTTATAATAATGGAAAAAATAGGAATAATAGGTTGTAGGATAAGGGATGACAGTATATCCTATCAGAAAGTTGAGGATGTGTTTAAATCAATATTCCAAGAGGGAGATATAATTATTAGTGGTGGATGTCCTAAGGGTGGAGATAGATTTGCTGAAGTTATAGCAGCTAAATTTTCTATTTCAATTAAAATTTTTAAACCAAATTGGGAATTGGGACGACATGCTGGTTTTCTGCGAAATACCGATATTGCTAAAAACTCTACTGTATTGATTGCTTGTGTTGCTCCAGATAGATTGGGCGGTACAGAAGATACAATCAAAAAATTTAAGAAACTTCATTCCAAACCTAAAATAATCCTGTGTTAATGGAGAAAACAAATGAAAATTTATAAATGTGATAGATGTTTTGAAGATATTAGCAGTAGTCCAAATCAAATACAAATTAAAATAGGAGTTGGTGAAAGCGATAGACGTACTAATATTGTGGTAAGTTATGACCTCTGTGAGAAATGTACTAAAAAAATTGAAGAATTAATCAAAAAAGAATTTAATAATGCGTGGTGAGGATACAAAATGAGTTGGAAATGTGATAGATGTAAGAAAGAATATGAGAATAGGGCAGTGCGTTGGGAATTATGTGATGGCAGGCTTCAGTATGAGGGACGAAAAGTTCATTTTTGTAGGGGTTTTGATGGTGAAATAAGTTATTATATATGTGGTAGTTGTATGAAAGATTTTGATTATTGGCTTGAAAATCACGAAAATGTGTAAGGGTCTCGACATTTGTTTGTAATTGATATAATCGTTATTTGTCTTACAGACACTATAACCATTAAAAATGGGAGATAAAATGAGAACGGTATTAATTATCCTATTGTGTATAACATCACCAATATGGTATGTGCCTGTTACCAAGACGTTTCGAGACAAGTTTTATCCGAAATAAATATATCCTCAAAAAATTGAAATTTTTATTGAGCGAGCTACCTTTTTACCCCCTCACCCACCTTTACCATGTGGGGCTACCTGTGCCTCCAACCAACACAATGGTCTTTATTCCTGCTTACGTCATAACTAACCTGTTGATGATAATCACTATACATGCTACATACACTATAAGTGGTGTCCCTGTATCCACAACTAAAACCGCCATAACTATCAGAAAACGCGGACGAATACAACTAACACCATCGATATGCCACCGATAACCGTTACAATCATTACAACCAACAGATAGACAAGGGATAAGCAATTTTAATAACAGTATAAGAGTTTTTTGTTTGCATTCCCTCTATTTGGTGGTATACTTTGGTCATGAGGACAATGAACCAAATAGAAGGAAAGGTGCAAAAACTGAAAAAGAGATTAGTTTCGAAAAAAGTCTATGAAAACTTCGGAGAAAATGAGCAACGTAAACTAAAAGAATATGTCGGTGATACATATGACTACAACTATGACGACCGATTGACTATCAACAAAATGATAAATGAGTTTTTTCAATGGTGCGGAACGTATAGTGATTTTGAGGAAATCAAATAATGGATAGAGAAGAATGGGTATTGACGATAGTCGTTTATGTGTTGATACTATGTTAGGAGATACGATGGTTACTGTCAAAGTAAAGTACAGCAGTCAGGATGAGTGGACAAGGTATGGTTTTGACACAGATGAAGAATTGGAGACACTTTGCACAACACTCAAAATGTGTTTTCCTGAAGTGGTTATTGAGCGGGATATAAAATGAGCATAGCATTGACAGCGGGATTGATTATCGCGTTTTGGATTATACTCTATAAGTAGCGACTTCGGTCGGTGGGTGTTTTGGTGGTTCACCCGAAATCTAAAGAAAAAAACTGCCAGCCATTATTTGTTTTATAATCATTAAAAAGGAAAGATAAAATAAAAAAGATTATACTTGACTTCTGCTATTTTTAGTGTATACTTTAGTTAGTGCTATTTGATAAGTGAATGGGTTTTTTAGGGGATTAGGAAATGACCAATTCTAATGAAGTGCTAACGAAAAAGACGTTAGTCGAAACAAAGGTGGTAAAGTGCGGGTGTGGAAGGGAGTTCACGCAGTATAGTTACTCGGACGGAACTTTGCAGCCGGTAGAGTGTGGGGCTTGCAGGTTTAAGCGGTTGGCAGCAGCACGAGTGAACAAGGCGATTAAGTCAATGCGGCTTATCTGTAATCTGGCAGGGACACAGTACAGAAGTAATCAAGAAGAACACAACAAGATTGAAACTGCTTTACGAAACGCCGTCGATGAGGTTTGCCAAAAACTGAACCGCACAGCGAAAGAGGAAACAAACGCATTTTCCTTTGATACTGCTACTGAAGAGAAGATTGAAGATGCTACTGTAGTTCAGTACACGCCGCCTGACGTAGTTCGGCAGATACTAACCGACGAAACAGCAGATGAGGATGATTCATAAGGATAGTCTGTTAGTCATGGATGACTTTCCTGTTATTATACTTTTATCATATATGGCCATTATAGCAATTATGCCAAATATAGTGTCTGTAAGACAGATAACGATTATAGGAGGTAATGAAAATGAGTGATGTCTGGCGGTTGGAAACAGAAAAGCAATTACTCGCAAATGAATCATTGGAGACAATAGTTGAAAAGGCATTGAAACATGACAAAAAATGCCAAAACTATGTGAAAGACTTGTGGGATGAATCTTGGCCTTTCATCGAGGAAAAATTGACAACTGAAGGGTCTGTGTGGTATGTGTGGTGGATTGATGGGTTGAACCAACACATAGAAAACATGGAGAAATAAAATGAAAATGCTAAAATTACTCAATCTATTGGACAGAATAGATAAACTAACGGAAAGCTGTCGGAAAATGAGTTTGGACGCTATAAAACAACGAAACAGATTATTGGACGAAGCCCTGGAGGTGATAAATTGGAAATACTAAAAATCCTGAATATCCTATGGCAGATAGAAAAACTTGAGGAAAAATGTCTTGATGGTGAACTTTGGGCGTTGAAAATGAAAAATAACCTGCAAAAACAATTACTGGAGATAATATGAAATATCTATCATTTTGGAGAATTATCTTCGCTGACAATTGCAGAATAGACGTGTGGGCGATGAATATCGATACTGCAAAAGAGAAGGCTACTAACTTAAAACATAAGCAAATAAAATCAGTTTATAGGATATAACTGACTGGATGACAATTAACCGCGAAAAGTTTTTGAAAGCATGTGGAGGTTGAAAAATGAAGAAATATAGGGTAATAGTTAGTTATGAAGGGGCTGTGGTTGTTAGTGTAGACGCTGACAATGAAGAAGATGCCTAGAGCGTTGCTGTGGAAAAATGTAATAGAATGAGTGACGAGGATTTTATCGATGAGTTAGACCCGCAAGTTTCAGAAACTCAATTTGTGATGAATACAACAACAGAAGCAGAAATGTTAGACGATATTACTAATTGGTTTCACCGTTTATCACCTATGGAACTTATAAAAGAATATAATAAAAGGTTTGGGATAAAATATACCTTTGATAATGGAGAATGGGGGAATAATGAACAAACAAATAGACCAATTTGATATATCTGCTGAAAATGAAGGATTGTCGATAAGGTTAGCGAATCAATATCGACCGAGAAAAATCCTGCGGAAATCAAAAATTGTAATGGCAAAAAAACTATACATTCCTATTGACAAAGTAATGTAGGTTTTTTCATTATGTTGTTACCAATTAAAAACCTAAAATGTAGGTTTTTTCATTCCAAAAACCTAAAATGTGGGTTTTTTACATTAAAAACCTAAAACATAAACCAATGGTTTAATCAGGAGGCAGTAAAATGCTAAAAGTATTGTATATCAACAACAATGGTGGTGGGTTTGCAGACTACAAAGACATCAATGAGGGCACAACCGTGAAAGCATTTTTTGAGTACAATGTGGGGGCGGGTTCAGCACATGATTACCTTATTAGGGTGAATCGTGAACCTGTTGTGGACACCTACATACTTCAGGATGGGGACAGGGTTACAGTAACACCGACCAAAATTGAAGGTGCTTAAAGTATGCACTCCTGCTCACTTTCAAAGTGAGTAGGTGTATATATTTTGGGGATTAGAAAATGATAAAAATAGCACTAAAATTAAGAGAAGCGTACCAAAACAAAGCAAAAATAAATGATATTGACTTTCGCCCCGTTGCACAATATCTCAAAAATACAAGTG